GATAGGAGCAGAGGACAAAAACAAGATATATAAAGTGTACAGACCAGCCTCAGAATTAAAAGCGAAGGAATGTATAGATAGTTTTAAGCTTCTACCATTTGTGGACGACCATACGATGTTAGGCAAAGACGCAACACCCGCAGAACAGAAAGGAGTGCAGGGAGTTATAGGCGAAGATGTATATTTTAAAGACGGAGTGCTATATGGTAATATAAAAGTATTTAGTGAAGCTTTAAAAAGCAAAATAGAAAATGGGAAGATAGAGTTATCTTGTGGGTATAGATGTTCGTATGTTTTTGAAGAGGGAACATTCGAGGGGCAAAAATACGAAGCTATACAAAAAGATATAAGAGGCAACCATCTCGCCTTAGTTAATGAGGGGAGAATGGGGAAAGAAGTAGCCGTGCTTGATAGTATGGTTTTTACATTAGACGGAAAGGAAACAATAATGGAAGAGGAAATCAAAAAGTTAAAAGAAGCTTTGGCCGCATTGACTGAAAAAGTAAGTGCATTAACTAAAGATGCTGATGACAAAAAAGCAGCTGACAAAAAAGCTAAAGATGAGGCAGCCAAAAAAGATGAAGAGGATAAGAAGACTAAAGATGAAGAAGAGCCTAAAAAGGACGAAGCTAAAGATGAAGAGCCGAAGAAAGAAGAGCCTAAGAAAGAGGCAGGAATGGACGCTGCTTTAATCAGAAAAGAAATATTAAAAGAGATAAGCGAAAAGCAAAAACTCTATGAAAAAGTATCACCGCTCGTTGGCACTTTTGATAGCTCTGAAATGAGTTTAGACGAAATGGGCAAATATGCAGTTAAAAAGCTAAAATTAGACTGTGAGGACGGAGCTGAAATAAGTATGCTAAACGGATATTTGGCAGCATCTAAAATCAAAGTTGCAACTACTGATAAAAAAGTAGTGGTAAATGATGATATTGAAAAATACATAAAAGGAGAATAAAATGGCATTTCAATCACAAATAAGCACAAGTAAATCTTTTGGGGTAGTCGGCGATGTTTTTACAGATGAGCCGATAAGAGCTGAAAGTTTTATATTAAACAGCACTTCACCAAATGTTATCGGATATTTTTATACCGTTTCAAGCGAGGGGGTAGCGACAGTCGGGGGAACAGGTGTTATAGCAGGTTTCTTGGTAAACAGCAAGCAATATGCACTTAATGGAAGCGATTTATCCGCTACTTTAACATTACCTAACAACGCTCAGGGTACTATTGTTAAAATGGGTACTCTTGTAGTAAATTTACCGGCAGCAGCAGCAATAGGGGATGAGGTACAATACAACACAACTACCGGAGCATTGGTTACAGTAGCACCCGGCACAGCACCGGCAACAGGATATGCAGTATGTAATGCAGTTGTATCAAGGTATGCAGTAGCTGGAGCAGGTCCGGCAGTAATAACAGTAACAAACTAAGGAGAAAATAAATGAGAGCAAGTAAAATACATTCAATTATATCACCTCGTAATGTTAAGCCATTAAATCTTAGCAGCGTAGAGGGGTATCAATCACTGCCTAAAATAGGTATCGGAATGGACGATAAAACAGTATCAATGATGATGGACGCTATGGACGCACTAACTCCAACAGTTACAACTCCATCAGTCGGAACTCCCGTTCAATTTTTGCAATCTTGGTTACCGGGATTTGTAAAAGTACAAACAGCGGCAAGAAAGATAGACGACCTCGTAGGTATAAATACAGTAGGCAGTTGGCATCAGGCGGAAGTAGTACAAACAATGCTTGAGACTACAGGAGCAGCAGGCGAGTATGGCGATGTATCTAATATCGAATTTTCAGGCTTTAACCAAAACTTTGAAAGACGCTCAATCGTCAGATTTGAAAAAGGAATGAAAGTAGGACAATTAGAAATAAAAACAGCGGCAGAAATGAATATCGACCCAGCAGCAGCTAAAAGAGAGGGTGCAAGTTTGGCACTCGAAATAGCTCGTAATAATGTAGGCTTTTTTGGTTATAACAACGGAGCAAACAGAACTTACGGCTTTTTGAATGACCCTAACCTCCCATCTTACATCACAGTAGCGGCAGGGGTGAATGGCTCAACTTGGGATAAAAAGACAATGTTAGAAATATTAGTCGATATAAGAGCAGCGGCTAATACAATAGCAACTCAATCAAATGGGCTTATAGATGTAACAGAAGCTAAACTTACTTTGGCAGTACCTGTTTCACATCTTCAATTCTTGAGTCAAGTATCAAGCTATGGTTATTCTGTAACTAAGTGGTTAAAAGATACTTATAAGAATCTAAGGGTTGTGGGAGTGCCTCAACTAAGTGCGGCAAACGGAGGAGCTGATGTGTTCTATCTATATGCTGAAGATGTAGCGGACAACTCAACAGACGGCGGACAAACATTCGCACAAATGGTCCCTACCAAATTTCAAGTATTAGGAGTTGAAAAACAAGCTAAGGGATATATAGAGGATTACACAAACGCAACAGCGGGTATCTTATGTAAGAGACCATTCGCAGTAGCAAGATATACAGGGATATAAAAATGGCATATGTTTATTCAACTTTAACAAATGGCACGGTTTATAGAGGTTATGATAAAGGCGGGGAGTCTGACCCCGTCGTTACTTATTCTATCGAAATAGCAGGCGGTCACGGTTTAATGGACTCTCATTTTTTAGTAAACGAGGGAATAGCGACAGAAGTAACAGAAAAAGAACTCGAAACGCTATTAAAAGATGAGCATTTTAAAAATCACATTAAAAACGGTTTTCTCAAATATTCTAAGACAAAAACAGATAAAAGCAAAGCAATATCTGACTTAGAAAAAAGAGACAAATCCTCTCAAATAGTTCCTCAGGATTTTAAAGACAAGAAAAACGAGCCTAAAGTAAATTAAGGAGTAAAAAATGGTTATTTTTGATATAGCGGTATTTAGAACAAATTTCAAGGAATATGCAGACATAGCATTATATCCAGATGCGACACTGCAAACTTATTTTAATTTAAGCACACTATATCTAAAAGACTACGGATATCTATCTTCTGCACTAGCACACGCTTTGAATTTAATGACCGCTCATCAATTAAGGATTAATGACTCAATAGCGAACGGTGATAACGGATTGATAGCAAATTCAACATCAGTTGGCGGGGTGAGTGTTACTGTAACACCGCCTGAGGATAAAAACTCTTTTGGCTATTGGTTATCAACTACACCTTATGGATTGCAATTAAAAGCACTTTTGAAAACATACTCCGTCGGTGGATTTATAGTTGGCGGAAGTACAGAGCGAGCTAACTTTAGAAAATGGAATGGGTCTTTTTAATGCAAGTTAGAAAAAGCTCTAAAGGGCTTGAAAAAGTGATACAAAAAGCCATTAAAGAGATAAAGGCTAAAAAATTAGCGGTGCGGTAGGTTGGAGCGAAAGAGCAAGATATCCAAATGGCGATAGTGTCGCAGAAGTAGCGGCTCAAAATGAATTTGGCAATCCTGCATTGAGGATACCGCCCAGACCTTTTATGCGGCCCGCCATAGCTAATAATAAGATAAAGTGGAAAGCTACTATGCAAAAATACTATAAAAATGTAGTAACAGGCAAAACAAATCTTAGTACAGCTTTTGAGAGTGTAGGGCTTATGGTAGCAGGAGATATAAGAGTGGCAATTACAGAAGTGCAATCGCCTAAACTCGCACCGGCTACGATAAAGGCAAGATTAAGAGGGCGAAAACACGGTGGAATGATAGACAAGCCCTTGATAGATACAGGGGTTATGTTAAACTCTATTACAAGCGAGGTGCAAAGTGATTAACCTTTTAGCAAAGGCATCTTCATTAATCCCGCTTAAAGAATATCAATATCTTAAATTTAACTCTAATAGTATAAATAGTGTAGGGATAGTAACTCCTGCTTATGATGCGGCAATTACTATCAAGGCAAATATCCAGCCGGTAAACAAAAAAGTATATGAGCAGTTTGGATTAGATATGCAAAAGACATATTATACTATTTTTACATCGGAAGTCTTGCAGGATTTGCAAAGAGATAAAACGGGAGACAAGGTTATCTTTGATGGCAAAACTCTACAAATTGAGAGTAATAGCGGTGATTGGGATAGTCAATATGGCTTTAATTCTTATTTAGGAGTACAAGTTGACTAATAATGATTTAATCAGAGCCTTTTTACCTTTAATAAAAACAGCTTTAACAAGTTATGGGTATGATGTAGATATTTTGCAGGCTTATCAACCGGTAGAAACGGGGGTTAAAACTAAAGATAGTGTATATTTTTTTGAAGTATCGACAGAGAGAATAGGTCAACCGAATAGAATATCAAAGTGGGATACAGTACAAGGCAAAACGATAAATACAGATTACCAGATTATAGGAATAACCTATCAAATATCTGTATTGGTTCGCTCGCCTAAAACTTACACCGCATCGGACATTTTAAGCGATTTATCTATTTATATGCAATCATCGGAATTTATCGCAGAACTTGAAAGTCAGGGGATAGGAATTTTAGCAATAAAACAAATGAGGGCTAATTGGTTTAAGGATGATAGAGACCAACACCAAGAAGCACCGAGTTTTGATTTTACAATAACATACAATCGTGCTATAATTAGACCAGAGCAAACAATTAGTACGATAGAATACAAAATAAACGGAGTTTAAAATGGCAATAGATATAACAAAATATGTATCGATAGTGAGCGGGGTAGGAGGAGCGAGTATTGTCGCACAGAGGAGTTTTGGAGGTCGTATATACACAGAAAACGCAGCCATTAAAACAGATATTTATAAAGAGTTTACAAACTTAGCAGATGTAGGCACTTATTTCGGAACAACATCAGAAGAATACGCAAGAGCGAGTTTATACTTTGGATGGGTATCTAAAAGCATAACACAGAATAAAAAACTACAATTTTATTACTGGGATAGTGCAAATGATACTTTAACCGCAACATTAACCGCATCAGTTGACAAGAGTAATGATTTTGGCTCATTCTTGTTTATACCGGCAACAGCTTTCACCTTAGCACAAGTTGAAGAGGTAGCTACTTGGAACGCTGCTCAAAATGTTATGTATATTTATTGTGAGTTTACAACTGCAGCAAATGCAGCAACTTGGGGAGCAGCACTTAAAGGATATGCAGGGTTGGCACTTACATTGCAAGTAACAGGCGAATATCAAGAAATGATACCTATGATAATTCTTGGAGCTACTAATTACAACGCTATTAATGGCACTCAAAATTATATGTTTCAACAATTTCCAACACTAACCGCAAGCGTAAAAGATACACCGACATCAAATTCTTACGACGCTTTGAGAGTGAATTATATAGGGCAGACACAAACAGCAGGTCAGACTTTAGCCTTTTATCAAAGAGGCGATTTAATGGGCGGAGCTACTTCACCAATCGCTATGAATATATATGCAAATGAAATGTGGCTTAAAGACGCTATGAGCTCAAGCATATTAGGGCTATTGTTAGCATTATCAAAAGTAAGTGCAAACAAGCAAGGAAAAGCACAGCTTCTATCTATCATACAAAGCAACATAAATACAGCGGTTAAAAACGGTACTATTTCAGTAGGCAAGACTCTAACAACTACACAACAGCTTTATATCACTAACCTAACAGCGAATGACAAAGCTTGGCATCAAGTGCAATCTATCGGGTATTATGTAATGTGTGATATACAGTCTTATGTAGCAAGTAGCGGGTCAACAGAATACAAAGCGGTTTATACTTTAGTATATGCAAAAGATGACACAGTGAGAGCGGTTGACGGAACTCACATTTTAGTATAAAGGATAATAAATGAATAATATTTCAGGATTTGGCACGGTTTTAAACTTAGTAGCCAGCTCTTCATTCCCATCAGGTTTCACAATAACACAATTTACAGATGATACCGACCCAATAGACATAGCCCCTATGGATTTAGGCGATACAGCTATGGGCGTAAACGGGGATTTAATCGTTTGGAATAAAGCCACCGCTATAAAAGTAACTCTTTCAGTTATCCCAGATAGCGATGATGATATTAACTTAGGAATTTTGGCAGAAAACAACAGAGTAGGCAAAGGCAAAATATCTGCAAGAGATGAAATAACACTTACTAAAATATCACCGGATGGAAGACATACAACATTCTCAAACGGTATTTTAACAAATGCACCTATTAGCACAAGTGTAGCAGGAAGCGGGCGAGCTAAAACAAAAGTCTATACATTCGCTTTTGAAAATAAAACAAGTAGCTAAAAATGATTAAGCCTAAAAATATAACTATCAAAGACATAGACGGAAAAGAACGCAAGTTTATAATAAGCAGATTTCCAGCAACTGACGGGATGGAGATACTTTATAAACTGCCGACCGCTGCCATTCCAAAGATAGGCGATTTTGATGCATTAAAAGAGGCAAGGAATGATATTTTTAAATTTGTTTATGTAGAAACAGACGGCGGAGAATTAGCTCTTAAAACTAAGGCATTGATAGACAATCACACAGGCGATGCAGAAACAGCGATTAAAGTTATGAAAGAGATTATTGAATATAATTACTCTTTTTTTCAGAGCGGGATCCTCTCAAATTTCTTAAACAAATTGAGCAAGAGGATCCCTATTATAGCACAAGAAATATTGACCCGTTTCTCGCAGCAATCATCGAAGCGAAGCAAGCGACGCTAAACGAACTTAGAACAGTTTACAGCTTAGAAGATGCTTTTTTGATATGGGAGACCATAGCAGTAGCGAGATTTAACGAATACAAAGCAAGTAAGAAAAAAGGATTATAATGAGCATTTTAGATACTTTCTTCATAATGTTTGACGGAGACACTACAAAGCTTGATAAATCCTTAAAAAAAGCAAACAAAACAGCAGAGGACGCAACTAAGAACTTGCACACAACCGACAAAGTAGCATCATCGGTAGGCGAGTCATTTAAGGAACTTATCAGCACTATGGGGGCGGCGGTAGTAGCCGGGCTTTCAGTAGCAGGAGTTATAAAAGGCGTAAGTGATGCCGCAAACTTCACCGACCAACTCGGCAAACTAAGCACCGCATACGGGCTTAATATTAAGACGATGAGTGCTTGGGGTGACGCGGTAACTATGGCAGGAGGTACAGCACAGGGCTTTCAATCTTCAATGACAAGCTTATCAAACGACTTTCAACAATTAGCACTTACAGGACAATCGTCTGCAATGCCTTTTTTATCAAGACTTGGGATATCAATGTATGATGCACAAGGTCATATTAAAAAAGTAACTGACATTCTTCCTGAATTAGCAGAAAAATTTAAGGGTATGTCTAATTCTAAATCTATGGCAATCGGTAGAAAATTAGGTTTAGACTCAGGCACTATTATG